GGATTAACATTATCAATTTTTGCTTGACGTAAAATAATAAAACTTGTTGTTTGAGCCGCTTGCTTTTCCATTCCTCTTTTTTCAAAAAATGCAAGATAAGCATCAGAATCTGTTGCTTTAAATTCTAATGGACCATTATTATATGCATCAAAAAATTGTCTAGTTTTATCACTAGATGTAGTTTCTTTTTTTGTTTCTGATATTGGAAGATTTGAATATTCAGTCATTTATTTTACCTTATATAGGACTTACTTGATTAGCATTATTTGTTGCTGTATTATTTTGTGTTTGGATTTGTCCTGCTTGTGTTCCACTTACATTACTAGGAGCCGCAAGTACAGCATTGTTATCTAATCTACCTTGACTAGTTACAACTGCTTCTGCTCCTTGACCTAGTGCATTAGTTGCTATATTTTCAACTTCTTGTTTAACGCCTGCTTTGTTTAATTGTTTTGCATTTTCATATGTGTTCTTTGCTTTGATTGCAGTACCAATTAGTGCAAAAGGATTATTATAAACATTAGGATCAAATAAATCTCCTATAACATCTAAACCTCCTGCAAGCACACCACCAGCACCAAACAGTGATGGAGTGCCTCCACCGAACAATCCTAGTGGTGAAGGGTTTTTATCATAGTGTAGTTGTGCAAAACCATCAGGACTTCCTATTCCTACAATTCCACTTGAATATTTTACACCTTCGTAAATTACAGTCATATTATTTTCTGCTGGCTGTGAACTAGAACTTTCTAGTCTAGGTGCTTGCCATTCACTTATCATAGGATTGATTAGTGTAAACTCATTAAACTTGTGTTGGCTTAATTGGAATATGCTAATTCTTCTAAAAAAGCGTCTGCTTCTGTTACTGTCTAAACCAAATTTAATTTTTTGTTGTTTACCGTAAGGTGAGTTGTAAGTAATTTGTCTAGATAGTGCGTCGGCATATTGTGAGTCAGCGTATGTTGCTTTAAAATATTGTTGCCACATTCCATTTACTACATCAGCATTGTCATCATGGAAACTAAAAGTAACAGGTTGATAATCAACTCTTGTTTGAATATTAGTTTTCTTTCCATACTGATTAAACGTTTGTGTTTGTACAGCCACACTAGGTAAATTTACACCCTTAACTAGCATTCCTACTTCTGTGTTAGGTGCAGATTTTAAAAATCCTAAATTAGCCGCTAGTCCTGCTAGACGTTGAACTGTACCATCAATTTCAAAATAACAATGATACAGAAACTGACTTTTAGGCATGAGCCTATTATAGTTGTCAGTGAATAACCTTGCCGCATGTGCATAGTCATGCATATCGCCATTTGATGTTAGCGATGCCGCGGTACTTGAAAATAATTTATTAATCCATCCCATACTAATATTTAGTCACAAAAAAAGGTCGAAGATTTTTAGTCTCCGACCTTTTAATTTTCTATTAGCCTGTTGCTAAAGTTCTAATTGTTCTACCAATAGCACCACCAATACCGTCAGGCTGACCAGCACCGTTAGTTTGGATTGCGTTGTCATATTGAATAGACATTTGGATATCTACTGGATTTGAATCACCATAACTTAACTGGTTGTAGTTAATGTCAGTAATGAAACAACCTACTAATTCAAATGTTTCAAGCACTGTAGGAGCATTAGCGCCGTTACCACCATCTAGAATTTCAATTCTAGTTTTGAATTTGTAGTCAATACCACTTGCCGCACTTGATTGTTCGAAGAAATCAAACTGCTTCTGCATTTGCTCACCGCATAGTTTGTTAACTGCGTTAGTAACATCATCACGTACTGTAAGTGTGATTGGTTGCCATGTATGCTTACCTGCATAATAAACTTTTGAGTTGTACACATCGATTGTGATTGGCTCAAAGTTAACTTGAGGTCTTGTTACATCGATTACTTGTTTTGTCAGTTCCACATTGGGCGAACCAGCACCAAAATTTTCAAGTGTCGCTCTAAAACGATACTTTAGTTTTGGCATCAACAAGCCTTGTGAGTTTGCTGACTGGTCATTTGCCAATGGCACTGTAAATCTTGATAAACTTGAAATTGCCATTTTAATTTGCTCCTTGTATAATTTTATTTATCACCATTATTGGTTGCCCAAACTAGCAATTTCACCTGTGTTCTTTAAGCGTAGTGGAATATAAATGAACTCCACACTCTTCACTGGTTCAATTGCAATATCAACGTATAGTTCATTACGATCAATTCTTGCTGGTGTGTTGTTTGAATCATCACACACAACTAGGAAATCGTAAAGTGCTCTTTGACCTACTAGTTCAAGAAGTAGACTTTCACAAGCCTGTTTAATCTCGTCTCTAGTAATCTTATCATTTGGTTCAAACATAAACGGTTTAGCAAGCAATCCTAATTGACGTCTTAAGTATGCTGTTAAACGTGCAACGTTGATTCTGTCTAAAGCACTTGCATTTCTTGCTCTTGTGTATTGACCAAAGTTAACTAATCCACTTCCAGTAATAAATGTTAATGGGTTAATTTTAACTCCTGCCATTGTGTCACGTACACCTTCATTAAGTGAAACAGGTTTAAACTCTCCTTCACTGTCAATAAAGCCAACACTTGAAGCATTTGTAATACCACCGCGTCTTGTACCTGCTGGTGCAAACCATGGATAAGAAACTGCATCACTTAATGCAATAGTTCTTAACATCATGTAACTTGGTGGAACAACAATGTTGTTACCGTTAACGTCTGTTGTAAATCCTGATGGATAAAACATTCCCATATACTCGTCGTATGTAGTAACACCTGTTTCACCATCTGCTAGTGCATTGTTTGAGTTGTTTCCATACTCTAACAATTCTGTTGCAGAACTTCCTAAACGCATTGGAGTATCAGCAACTACAAAGCCTGTGATTCCTCTGTCAATGTTTAGGTTAACTAGGTTACTTGCACACTCTACATAACCTGGACATGCAAGTAATGTAAAGTTACGTGTTTCTTCATCACGCATATCTTGGTTAGTATCAATCTCACTCTTGATTGCAGAAACTACAGTTTTACGTTGAGCATGTCTGCCAAATAAACCTGAACCATCTTCTGCTTGTGTGTTAAATCCAATCCAACGGTTAACTTTGTATCCGCTCATTGGTTCATCACTTCCGCCATTGTAAGTTGTACCCGTACCTTGGAATCTAATGTTAGCACCGTTATTAGCATTAACATCTACATGACCAACTACAAATTTCTTAACATTGAAACCTGAACGTCTAGTGTTCCATAACAACATACCTCTTGGATATAAGTCTGGATCTGGAGCGTCTGGGTCTAGGTAATCGCTTGTTAGGTAATCTGCAATATCTGCCGCAGTGTCACCTGTTGCACCTGATACACCATAACGTGCATCTGCAAACAAGATACCTTCTTCTGTAGTTTGATCAGTTACATCAATAGCAACCCACTCTAATGTGTTACCATCATATTTGTAAATGTTTTGACCATATTTTTCTGTGTCGCCAGTGTCAACCCAAATATCACCGTTTTGCAATGCACTTGCATCACTTTGTTGTGTTGGTTCAGTTGCTGAAACAATTGGACCATTTGGATCTGTGTTTGGCAAGTAAGTTTGATAACCTACCCAAGTAGTACCGTTGTGTACCATGATATCTACTTCATCAAGTGTAGTTGAATACCATAGTGTTCCATCTGCTGGAGTACTAGTTGGAGCAGTTGTGCTTGCTTGATAACTTAATGGCTTCCAGTTACTGATAACAATACCACCATTAAAGTCTCCTCCTGTAGGAGCATTGTAAACATTATCTCTGCTAGTTGTAAATCCTAGATCAGCAATAGCAGTTCCTGTATAACTGTTTCTAATGTAGATTTCGCCACCTAGTGAATGTGTAAGTTGTAATCTACCATCTGTAGTTACACTTGCAACAATGTTAGTAAATCCTGCGCCTGAAATTGCTGTTGCAACTGCCGCCGCATCTGTACCATTAATTGTTACTGTCTTTTCGCTTGAAACAGTTGCTGAACCTTTTACTGATTCTGCAATGATTAAAGCATGACCGTTAGTTACAGTTGGCGAAGTTCCACCTGAAGCAACTGTTGGAGATACCGCTTGTCTGCGATAAATTTTAAAGTTAGCCAAAGGTTTAGCAAAATCGTCACCACCTGTATTTTCAATTCTTTGATTAGTGTAGTCACTGTCAACAAACAATGTACCAACAGCAACGTTTGCACCTCCGCCTGTTGCATCTAGTGCATAGTTTGCCGCTTCACGTGAAGCATAAATTGGTGCATTTACTTGTGACCAAGTATCTGTTGCATCACTCCACTGTTTAACTACCCAGTTAGCACCTAAATTTGGTACAGTTGTTTTAACCCAAACACTACCTGTTGGTCTTGCTGAACTTACTGTAGAAGCATCAATTGTTTGAGTGTCACCTGTTTTCCAAGTTGGTACTTGTGAGTGTTTTGAAATTTGTAAAGTAACTCCTGGCTTATAACCTACTGTTAAACCTAAAGTGTTTACAAGTCCATATGTTTGTCCTGGATTACCTGGATCAGCAACTTCTTCTAATTTCAATGCACCGTCTTTTGTTGAATCAGTATTAGCACCAGCAGAACCATCTGTGTAGATCTCTACACGGTTTGTTGATGTTGCTTTTGCTCCAATACCATCAATACCTGCGGCATTAATTGAAGCCGCCATGTTTTGTGCATCACTACCACCGTGTGCTGATGAGTAAGTAACTTCAGTTCCGTTAATTTTCATAACAGGTGTACCACTAATAGTACCGTTAGTTAAAGTAGTTCCTTGTACTACTGGCCAACTAGTTGCCCAGCAATCTGAAGTAAATGTGTTAACACTACCTAGTGAACCAAAACCTGTGTTTGTAGTTGAACCTACTTTTACCCAAGCATTGTCGGAGTTTTTGTACCACATTTGATTTTCTGTGTTCCAAGTAACAATAGCATAATCGCCCTTTGATCCCACAGAAGTTTTGACACCTGTGTAAGTTGCACCTGACACACCGTCTAAATCAGATGAACCTGTGATAACTGTGATTGTTTTGTTAGTGAATTTTTGTGTAGAAGCGTCCCATTCGAAAACACCGTATGCAGTGTCGTCGACATCAAACCAGTATGTGCCATCAGTCGCATCGCCTGTTGGTGCACTTGCTGATCCTGTTAATTTTCCTAGATCAACATCTGCTCTTACAACATATGCTCTGTTAGCAACACCTAGATATGAGTATGCCGCTTGTAATCCGTATTCGTTTAATTCGTTTCCGTGTAACGGATTATTTGATGTATCTGTATAAAATGTTGGATTACCAAATGTGTCAGTTAATTCTCTCTGACTTGTCATTAGATAAACTTTTCCTGCATTGGCTTTTAGTGTGCCTTGTGCAGTCCCTGTACCACTACCGTTTGGTTTGCTCTCTGCTGTTGCCACCATAATTAGTGGAACAGTTGCACCAGCGGCAGGGGTGTAAAAACTTTCGTCAATTACGTTGACTTCAACTCCTGGTGATGTTAGTGCCATATTAATAACTCCTTTTGATTCACTTACACATATTTAGCCACGATCTCTAAAAATGCGGTATAATATACAGCGAAAAAGGGGCCGAAAAGGGCGGGTAAATACAATTATGAATAGACCTTTATGTAAATCATGTAAACGTAGACCCTGTGCAGTAAACTATAAGAAGGGTCGAAAAGTTTATTACAGAAGCAAGTGCGAACAGTGTGTTCAAGGTAGAACACCAAGCACACCTGTATGGTATCAATTGGGTTATAGACAAAAAGACAAGTGCGACAAGTGCGGATTTACAAGCAAACACACTGAACAGTTTGCAGTGTATCATATAGATGGTAAATTAACAAACTGTAGACATAGTAATCTTAAAACAGTGTGTGCTAACTGTCAACGTGTGTTACACAAAGAAGGATTTACTTGGAAACAAGGTGACTTAACACCCGATTTTTAAGAAATTCAACAGTACTATCATTTTCAATTACAGCATCAAACTCAACATTTGCCCATGCCCATTCTGAAATATGTACATCAGGATATTTGTCTTCCATTTTATTTGCAACTACAATACTTTCTGTTTTCTTTTTATTGTTTAGTTGTCGCATTTGTGTTTGTGCTATGTCCCACCATTCTGGGTCAGTGCCGCGTTTGACACGCCATAGTTTACCACCAATTGAACGGATCATGTTTGCTTCATTCTCAAAACGTACATCAGGAATAACAAAATTTGAGTCGGGATTTTCAAGCAGTTGTTTTTTAACTAGACTAACCCATATACCATCAAAAAAACCATTACGCATACAATCTGTACCAAACAGTTGTAGTACTAGTCTAGGCGTAATAGGATGTCCTGTTTCTGTACTCCAGTAAGGATCTACTTTTTCACGCCATGCACGTGACTCGTCTGTGTTGCCTTCTAGCATTTCTCTATCCCAATTGAAAACACTAGCAACACCGTCTTTAAGTCTATCTGCAAATGAAATTTTTGTAAAGCCTCGTTGCTCTACCAAGAAGTCTGCAACAGTTCCTTTACCTGAACCAATTAACCCACAAATACCGATTATCATAAAAGATCCTTTATTCTTGAAAGCATCCTCTAATTGTATAGTCATTAATATGGAAAGTCAAGAAGTTTTTAGCCAATTACGAATGATAATGGCTTACTGCCATCAGCATAGTTTGCTAAATCTTGTTCCAGTTTCTCCATTTCGGCTTGGGCATCTGCTTTGAGAGCATCTCCGTTTAGTGATGTACCACCTTGTGGTGTTGAAATAGTTGCAAATTTTGATCTTGCTTCACCTAGCATGTATTTGCTTACTGCTAGTGTATAGTCTTTTAACCATTGTCCAGCGTATGGATCGGATAGCAAGTTAAAGTCTGGACGTTGGTTGTAGATTTGCATTAGTACCTGCTCGTCTCCTCTTGGACGTTGCATAATAGTAAGTTTTTTACTCACTGGTTCAAATTTAAAGTTAATAAATGATCCAAACATTCTACCTACTAGTTCTTGATATCCTGCAAAAGCATAGTAAGTTGCAAGTCCGCCCATCTGTGTTGAACTTAAAAGATATGTATTTGTATAAGCCAAGTTAAACGGTTCAAACAATGTACCGCCATCGCCGCCGCCTGTTCTTGAACCAATCGAACGTCTAAAAAGTTCACGCACTTCCATTACTTCGTTTGGAAGAATATAATCGTTAGTATCTTCTTGTAATTCTAGGATTGCATAAGATTCTTCAACAGCATTTTCAGCACGTTGTCTGTATTTGCCTAGTGCTTTTTCTAATGCTACTTCATAGTGATTGGGATCGAGTTCAACATCGATCATTCCATCGCCTAGCAGTGTGCGAACATAGTTAAAGACTGATTGTTTTTTATTTTCTAAATCGTTGCTCATATAAACTATTTAACCTCTTATGGAACCGGAGTTAGGTTTACTTTATACCATTGCCCGTTCAAGTAAATCATTAATGCTTGTGTTCCGTCGCCATTTGGATCCCAATTGGTACCATCAGCCACAGCAAGTGTACCGTTTGCGATTAGCACAGGAGGTAATGCCAATAGATCTGGCATCGGTTCTGGCCCTGGTGTTAACACTGTACTTGTATTATTAGCACCCGCAATCTGTGTTGCTACTTGATAATCTTCATAGTGTCCTATCAACGGTAGAATTTTATTTCCAAGTTCATTAAAGTAAATGAACACTCCCATAGTACCTGTAACTCCATTACCTGATGTTACAGTTCCGTTATCATCTATATTGAATACAATACCATTTGTTTCAGCATCAACGAGATCACTTAAAGTTCCTGCTGGAATAGGACCGCCACCCTGAATAGTAGCACTAGTTAATGTACCAAAATTGTTTTGTAACGGATTAAATGAAACTGTAGCATTAAGTGTTTGTCCATCAATAGTAAAACTACCACTGTAGGTTTTGCTATATGTGTTTATAAACACACGTTCTTGTACCTTTAGTTTAAGTGAAGGATATACGTCTGCCGCGTTACCAGCGAATTTACCGCCCCCATCAACGGGTAATAATACTGTACCGTCGTCTTGTAATCTATCTTCCGAAATAGTTTCTTCACCACTACTTGTAGCAGTAGGTGTCCATGTTAGTAT